ATAGCTTCTTTCTGTGCATGAAGCTCATTCTTTTCTGCTGTCTCTTTGAAATCCTTGAGGGCAGCGTAATTTGAACGCATATCTTCAATAGAAAGCTTTTCCGATTCAGTAAGTAACATAGCAAACATTTCAATTCTTTCACCAGATAATGAGATATTATCACCATCTTTTTCATAGGACTGTTTATAATACTTGTTACTGTCCCAATCCTCCATAATGAAATAATTTTCATAAACCTGAGATACATAACACCATTCTGAATCGTTTCTATAAACTGAACACAAATTATTTAATGCATATTTCACGTCATCAAATGAAATTTCAAATAACTTATTAAACAGTTCGTTTTTTGAAATGCTTTCACCTTCATCGCCATCTGGATCAGAAGCTCCTTCACCTTCTCCATCATTGGAAGGCTCACCAGATTCTCCGTTATCTGAATTGTCTCCGTATGAATTGCCATCATCGAACATCTCGGCAAATTTTGCTTCAAGTTCCTCATCTGACATTTCTGCATAGTCGAATGTTACATCCTCAGCAGTCTTACCATATTTGGCAAGTAATTCTTCAAATTTTGTCATTTTGTTATTTGTTCCTCCTTCCTTTGATTGTGTTTGAACAGGAGTCTGTTCTTTATTGAAATTAGAAAGTGTCTTGTTAAGATTTTCTAAGAGTTCAATCATTTTTTCATCTTTGTCAAATTTTACTGAATTGTTATTTACACTAAAATCTGCAATATCGGCACGAGAACCTTCCATGCCTTCCTGAATTTCTGTACCATCTTCATGACTTCCTAACAAAGTCGAAGCATTTACATAGAAATCGTTTAATTCAAGATACTTCTCCTTGGCATTGTAGGAGAGTTCATCAATGAAAAGCTCGCAACTATTTTTTGAACCTTGTTTTGCACGAATGATTTCACAAGCTTTTGTATATTCTTCGCTGATATAAGCATAAGCACATACATAATCTTTATCTAAGTTATCATCATGTTCCCAAAATGCAGGTTCAGATGAGAAAGAACCAACTTGAGATTCAATATATCTAAGTTCTTCATTACCTTTATCATCCTTAACGATTTCCATCTCATGTCCTTCGAAATCCCAACTACCATCGTCAAGCTGATGAATTGCTGCCAACACCGGTCTATCAGCAATCGTATTCATCGCCTTTTCAGCCGCTTCTTTTGATACATAACTCTTATTTCTGTTAAGTCCTGTATGAAAAATTCTGAACTTGAGACGCATCATTCCACGATGATTTTCGTCTACAGTATCATCTACTTCGAAAGTAGTAGGCACCTTTAATGCCAACTGATAGCCAGTATCTTTAGAACTAAATTTTGCAAATTTCTGTTCTTGGCAAAATTTTAGTAAATCATCTTCAGTTAAAATTTTCTTTTTAATAACCTTTGGCATCTACCTAGTCTTTTCCTCCTTCCTGATATAATGAAGCAGCCCAAGGAGGGCGACTAAAATGTAAGTATATTACTATATTGAATTTTTGTTCTATCTATATCATCTGAAAACTTAAGAGTATTGGTATTCAGAAATACATATATCCCATCGGTATCTTGTACTTTTTTATACCCTAATTTAGATAGGGTAGTAGCCGTAGGACTATCTGTTGTACGTATAAAATTTTGATTCATTCCATCGACTCCTTACTTATTATTGAGATCCTCGTCTCTAGTACGCAGCCCCGCATCTGTTAATTCTGATTCGTCTTTTTCAGGCTTACCGCCTTTATCATTACCGGTTTGTGTGTAAGTGCTGGACAACGGCTTGAATTTAGAACTAAGTTGTAAGCAATCTTCTTCCAAAAAGTTCATAGCTAATGTGTCCTTTTCAGACACACCATTTAGGGTGTTATAAAGGATTTTGTTTGGTAGCCCGTTAGTACACGATTCCAAAATAGTCTTTTTGAAATCTTCCTTTTGGTAAATTGAGACATCAAAAAATTTAACTTCACAAGGATCAGTAATCCAACTCGACAACAACCTGTTTACAATAGCTTGAATCTGTGGGATGAGCGTAGAAATAGAAAATGTAGAATCAGCAAGAACACCATACTTAAATGCAGCAGAATTTGACGCTGAATTCAAATTTAATATCTGAGCACCACCGGCTGTATTTAATATTTCTTTTGTAGCCTTTTCAACTTTTGTTACGTCGCTAGATGCGTCATCCGGAAAGCTAATCTCATGCAATTCGCCCGGTACGATAGCAGCTGATATATACGGTGGCAACGCTTCTTCCAACATACGATTAAAATACTTAATCATAATATCTGGATTTACAGCCCAATCATCTACGTCATTACCCATGGTTTTCATCTCCAACCATAATAACTTGTATATGTTGGCTGCTTGCTGTACAGCCTGATAATCTGATGCATCCATAAGATCAATTAATGATAAGAATATTGGTGTAAGCACCGGAACTACTGTTTCCCAGTCCTCAGAACGGAACTTGATACATACATTATATTCCTCCGGCAACACCTGATATTTCTCATTCGTGCTTTGGTATGTATTCCACATACTATTGAAAGGTTCTCCCCAATATTCCAGCAATTCCTGATGACTCCGGAAATAACTCATATCCATTGCGCCGGCAAATGATCCGTCCGGGAATACTCCGGCAATTTTCATATAGTCAGGATCGAGCGGAAGAATAAACATACCTTGCCCTTCCGTATAATAAGGACATCCATAGAACACGTCCTCACGAAGTGTAATTGCAGCCGCTTTTCTGAATTCATAATTTAATGCAAGAGTGTCTGCTACGTCAACGGTCTCTTGATATTTTTGCAGCGTAGATTCGACATCATTTTCACCGGCAATTACAAACGGCGGCACTATATTTCGAATTGTAAGATCAATCTGGTTTGCATAATATTTGCAAAGACGATAATAGATTTCGGAACGATAATAAAGATAACGAGATAAACTACGCAGATTCTTTTCGCTCGAAGAAATGTTCTTAATATATGATTTTACATCTTCTTTAGAATAATTACTAATAGTTGTGTATCTCGAAGATTTTTGTATATCTCGGAGACTTGTAATTGCACTTGTTGCATCTTCGTAACGTTCAAGTCTACTTTTATTTTTCTCATACCATTCACGCATTTCATTTGCGGTGGGCTGTTTTTTTGTAGTAGGTGCATTAGCATCTACTTTCTTTGTCGTTGGCATATTTGATAATGCACCTCCTTAATTATATTTTGCTTTACGGATTGGGAGCTTTGAGACTAAATCTGTTGCGTTTTCCTGTGGTCTTCTTTGCCTTACTTGGTCTTGACTTCTTAATGTAAATAAAGCGTGTCCCATTAATGCGAGACAGTAGCTGCGGTCGTCATGAAGAATATTCTCAAAACCAGGAGCAAGATCATATCTAATCTTTCCATTAGAAGATTTATACTTGTACATGTGGGTTAATTCTTCCTTCATAGCATCAAGCTGTTTAAGACCAATTTCTTCTTCAAGAGATAATTTATAGTTCTTTTCAACAACCTCACCATTTTCTTCTTCGAGCATAGTAAGATTTCCGTGATAATCATACTCAGCAGTAAAACTAATCAAATCCTGATCAACCATTTCACATAACTGCGAATACATAATTGCTTTATATTTAGTTGGTTCACGCATACGAATAATATCAATAGCATCTGGATATCGTTTTACATACGGAACGGAATAATCATAATTCGCATCAATCAGTCCATGATGTTCATAATCTTTTTCGCCTTCATGCTTTGCTTCATAGAAATTATCAAAAAGTAAATCGCATATCTGTGTAGCTCCACCACCAGAACCAGCATCAATGTATACGCCATGAATGTTTTTATAATCAGGAACTCCATATCCGTTATATCTGACTATAATATCTTGAAGCATTGTCACCTGTTCAGGAGTAGTAAGTGGTTTTTGTGTTTCTTTATCAATCAAATTGATACCATTTACAACATCTAGTAGCCAACCACGTTTATCATCTCTATGTAATTTACCGACAAGCACAAAGCTGTTATCTCTTTTTTTAGCAGGATCAAAGCAGATAACCATAAGAGAATTATCATCATTGATAAGCATTGGTGGTCTAACGACACTATTTCTAAGTACCTGCGATTTCTTAACTGCAATATCATCACCAAGGTCTGAGTCAAATTTATTCATATACTCACGAGTAGCTTTAGTAGGATTCATTTTCATTTCTGAGTCAATCTTTGCTTGAGTAAGCAATGGAACAGGGTATACTTTTCCATTATAAGTAGCATGAAGGATTACCTCACAGTCTATATCTGCACAGAAGTAATTTTTATCACCAGCCATAGAATGCATTGCAGCTTCTTTATACCTTTTATAAAAAACATCGTCCATAGAACCAGCAGAACTTGCACATATAACTTGGTTTGGGAAATTTGGTGGTAGCAAAGTTACATCAACATCACCACCAAGAGCAAAATCACTGTTCTGAGTGACGAATGGAAGAGTAGCGGCAAACATATCTTCAGATACATACGATGCCTCATCATAAAAATTAAGTCGGCTTCTTCGACCACGAGATCCATCAAAATTTGAGTTGACCGTCGCCAAACTCGATCCTGAATAAAGTTTAAATGAGTAAGATGCTGGGTCATGCCGAAAGCCTTCACTATTTGAACTTTTAACAAGTTCGTTTAGAAATACATCTGTCAAGCCCGTAAAAGAAGCAATTTCTTTCTTGGCAATAGATTCGATCTTCTTCATCATACCTATACTTTGGGAACCTGTGCTTGATAAAATGTACCCCTCAAATTTAGGCAACAACATTGTCTTCGCCATTAAGAATGGGCTTCCTAATGTAGTTTTACCGGCATTTCTGCTCATACACCAAACAACATTTGGCGTAATCCATGACATCATAAATACATATTTTTGATAGTCAAGAAACTCAATACCAAAAAATCTTTCGCAGAATTTTACAGGGTTTCTGCGCCCCCACTGAATTATTTCAGAGAATTTTTTCAAACCCTCTAGTTTTAATTCAGACATGTCATAATATGTAGGTTTTTTGAAAAAAGTAAAATTTTTCGGAGTAAATTCATTTATAGAATCACCCATTAGGACAATTTTATCATCAGCCATCTTCGATTACTTGTCCTTTCTCATCCATAAGACCTTTCTCGAATAAGAAATCTTTAAGATCTTTATTTTCTTTTTTCAACAACCTACTAAATTCAACAGCATTATCTCTTTCTTTTTGAAGATTAAATAATAATCCTTTCTGATGAATAACTTCCTTTTCCCAGTCATTTTCATCGGGATTCAACTGTTTTAATTGATTCTGATGATTTCTTGTCATAATATCTTCAATCGCCATATTAGTTTCATAATCGAATGTATTTACCTCAGAACCATCTAAATCCATTTCTTGTAATTCTTTTATGATACCAGTAAGAGTACCAGCACCTTTACTTTTTCTATTATTATTATTTTCAGATATTCCATTATCCTTTGCTAATGCAAGGGCAGAGGATATCATCTTTTGTTTTGTCTCAGCTAGAGATTTAATAGTTGATATGACTCCCGGATTACTACCAAGCTGTTTCTTGTATTGTGAAATAGTATCATTAATTGTTTTTACATCTTTAAAACTCTGCACAATTTCAATTACAGCTTCAAGTTTTAATCCATCATCCTTAACAGATTCATCAAAATAGCTAACAAGCTTAGAATAGAGTATTGGTTGTTCTGAAATTGGCTCATTTTCAAAAGGATCATAGCCTAAAAATCGAAGGACAGTTCGTTTGTTCTTCTTATACATTTCAATCACATCTTCAGACAACTCTTCTTCTTTATTTTTTTGTAAAGGTTTTTCGTCCGCATAAACTATTTTATCCTTAAACATATCAGAGTCCATGTAGCCCATACCGACATAATTTTTCATACTAATATTTTTAATATATGAAGTCCAAACATTATCCTTATTTTTACCTGTAACCATATTTTCTGATTCTTGAATACTTGCATTCCACACGATTTCAAGAAAAGGTTTATTAAGATAGTATAACGCTTTTTGAACCGACTCTTTTGTAGGCTCGTGTTCCATGCCGTTTTCATCCACTCGCAATGCTATTTTTTTTGCACAATCACGACAAATTCTTGAGAAACTTTTACCTCCAAGTAATGGATCTGTGTCATAATAAAATTTTGTTTCCACATCCTTATGTTTATCACACATTGGGCAGTGTGCCGTACCAGCATATTTATCAAGTTCATATTGTAATTTTTCAACTTTCTCTCTAGCTTCCGCAGCCGTTAATTTAACTGATTTTGTAGTCCTTTTCCTTGTAGCCAATTAACAGCCACCTCCTTTTATTCCAATAAATTAAGCACTCTCTGCAATAACAGTAAGAGTGCCTTCTAAATATTCTACATAATCGTAGTTTATATTAATTTGTAAATTGTTTTCCTTAAACCATTTGTCAAATTCTCCGATATCAATTCTATATATAAAATCTAAGAAATCATATGGAGAAAATTTAGTGTATCCGTAATTATCATGGAATAATTTATGCACATCTTTATTTATACAAGCTCCAAATCCATAAATTACATGCAAGTCTTTCAATTCATCTCTCAGACATTGAAATTCATCTTCACTGTAATCACACACCTGTTGTTTGACTTCTTTGCCAGTCAATTTAAAAACTTCATCAACAATATCTCTAAATGCAGTAGTGTGATGCACATTATCAAATTCTCCACCAGTAATTACGCATTTATAATTACAAAACTCCATTGATTGATTAAACCAATCTTTTGTATCAGAACGAAGTTCCGTATATGTTGGTAAAATACCACCTTTCCAACGACCATTAAGTTCTCCATTTAAAGGATTGATATGTCTAGGGTTCTTATTGCCAGCCCATTTACCTTTCATACGTTCACTAATAGCTTTGCATTGTTCAGGACTTCGTTTTCTCCCTTTCCACCAACTATCATGAGTTTTGTAATATTCTTTTTTAGTAGCGGAAATTTTATCTCTTGCTTCTTGTGAAATAATTCTTCCTTTTAATTTTTCACTACATTTTAAACTCCTTGCGATATTAGCCCTATTTTGTGCTTCATAATTTTTACCTGAAATTCCTAAAACACCTGCATGACACTCAATTGATCTTACGGTTCTATTTGGAAAGAATATATTATGTAATTCTTCACCTGTAAAATCCTTATAATTTTCATACATTATTTTATCTTCAGCTT